TCATCCTGCTTTTCCTGTCCGGACTACTCTGCCCAATCGGGAAAGCCGTTCGGCTATAATTTCTGTGTTAAACGGCTCGGAGGAGCTAGCTGCGTGTTGAGGCTTCGGACTAGCCGATTTCCGTCGCTCCTCGTCCTTCCGATCGCCATCTCCACTCCAGGAAGTAGGAGTGTCGTTGAACATTAATGCCAACAGGAAATAGACGAGTCGGGGAGTCCATTTTTCACCGAGGGCGGTCCGATGACCATCAATGTTAAGTCGCGCTGCAACATCCCTCGGCTTTCGGGTACCCGTCCGCGCATAGGATTTCACTATAGGTTCGAGTCTTCCAAAGAGCTCGGCAAACGGCACTTTTTTGCTGTCAAAATGAACCATCTCCGCTTTTGTCATGTCGTATTTTGGAGCGCCGGTTTTGCTTGCGGGCTTCATTTTTCGGATCAATTGCCCTTGGATCTTTCTGCTAGCCAATATAGCGGGAGCCTTAGGCGTGGCGACGGGAGGCGAAGTAACAGCTTGCTGAATCGGCTCCGCGGCTCGTTCGACCCACGCCCCGGAAACGAAAACCACTGGCTGCAAAGTGTCGCGATCTACAAATGAAATCTCACTGCCGCGAACACTAACAAAGTCTCCGGCCTCGAAAAGAGGCATTGCCGATCTGCACGTGAAGCGAAACTGCTCAGTTGTATCAGAGTCGAGAAACTCGCCCTCAACCCTGTTCTCGTCGCCTCGCCTTTCAACGGATTGCACGACTATAAGGGTCCATTCTTCAGGCCGTCTGCGCCCGAAAACCTTGTAGCGGGAGAGACCTGCGGTGTACGCGGCGCTGAGCAACTCGATAACCTGCCCTCGTGAGCGTCTGGTGGGAGCGCCGAAAGCCGCAATCGACGGGCGTGACTTGTAGCGTGGGCGATCAGTACAAGGATGCTTCGGCCATGGCGGCCCCAGGTCATCAAAGTAAACTTTACTGCCGGACGCGTTCGCATAGAAAAACACAGGAGCCCCGCACTCTGGGCACCGGGCATTTGAATTAACGAAGCATCCGGAGACAGAATTCGCGTTATTTTGCTTCAATAAAACTCTTGCATCTCGGTACCGAAAGCTTTCGGTAAGCTGGAGCCTATTGATCCTAGAACGACCGTAGTTTACGCACCATCCGCATGAACAATCAGGGTAATGATTATAACCTGCCATTTCGACACGCCTCGATCGGACGAAAATATCAGTCTGCCTTTCTTATTCTATGCAACGAAATTTAGAATGCATCATCTTGGGGAAAGGACGCCTCAATTGCCGCCGCCTTTCAATTCCTACCGTGACGGTCGACAATAAGCCCATGATCACTCGCCCCGCCCTGATTCCCCTGATTGCTCCCATACTGCTTGCATTCCCGACGACGGAG